ATATAGTGATAATGTTAAAAAATTATTAGACCAGTTAACTTATTACAAAGATGTAAAATATTGGACACCTACATTGGTATGTACAAATGGCAATTATATAATTGCTTGTACTAATAAAGCACTGGATAAATCTATTAAACATATCACTTTAAATACTGAATTAAATACATTAGCTGAATTAGTAAGATACGGTATAATGATTGATGATAGTATTATGCATACCGATGAAGAAAGATTTGCTGGATCGTATAATCCTAAAGTAGAACTAAACAACATATGTGACATTGTGCCTTGGCTACAGAATATCAAATGTGATTATGTTTCAGTATCAGGTATAGGATTGTCAACTAATTTAAAGTTTAAAGATAGCTTAAAACAATCACTAGAAAAAGCAGGTATACAGTACAACGATGCCGGACGAGTTATAACACACACTAATTTAAGCAAGTATAAATTCCCGGTCATTGTAAAATTTAAATTAATAGCTGATGATTATATAAATGTAGCAAAAGTAATCAATGTGGTAAATAGTCAACCAATCAATTTGGAAAAGAATGAAACAATGTAAAATAATCGTCAAAGACGAAGTGAATGTAAAGATAGAGGGACTTGAACTATCAGAGCGTAAAGCACTGATGAAAATGTTTGAGTATGAAATACCCGGAGCACGGTATCTACCTGCAGTAAGGCTAGGTAGATGGAATGGCAAAGTTAGCTATTTCAGTTTAGCGGGCAGTACCTACATTAACTTGTTGCCTGAAATACTTCCCTACCTAGACAATGCAGGATATGATATTGAATTAGAAGATTTGAGGGATTACTCAACAACCTTTACTTTTGACAAAGTGTCCGAGGATACATTTAAAAATAAAAACTGGCCTAAAGGTCATCCAAAAGAAGGTGAGCCGGTCGTATTACGTGACTATCAAATTGAACTCGTAAACAACTTTTTAGAGAACCCGCAATCATTACAAGAGATTGCTACAGGGGCAGGCAAGACACTAATGACTGCGGCATTAAGTTATACTATAGAAAAATATGGTCGCAGTATCGTTATTGTTCCAAATAAGTCACTAGTAACGCAAACAGAAGCAGATTACATTAATCTAGGATTAGATGTTGGTGTATACTTTGGTGATCGTAAAGAGTTTGGTAAGACACACACGATCTGTACTTGGCAAAGCCTTAACAACATGCTTAAGAAAACAAAAGCAGGTGAAGCAGAAGTAGATATCGGAGACTTCATTGAAGGTGTTGTTTGTGTAATGGTTGATGAAGTGCATATGGCAAAAGCAGACGCACTAAAAACATTGCTTACTGGTGTGTTTGCTAAAGTGCCCATTCGGTGGGGACTAACAGGAACTATTCCTAAAGCAAAGTTTGAAGCACAAAGCATCTATGTAAGTTTGGGCAATGTTATTGGTAAACTAAGTGCAAGTGAATTACAGGATCAGGGTGTATTAGCACGTTGCTATGTTAACATTATGCAATTACAAGATGGTAAAGAGTTTACTAACTATCAAAGCGAACTAAAGCACTTGTTAGAAGATAGCGAAAGATTAGATAAGATAGCTAGTTTAATCAGTGGAATAAATGATACCGGTAACACATTGATTCTAGTAGATAGAGTTAATGCAGGAAAAGAAATTGTTAGTAGATTGCCCGGTAGTGTGTTTGTTAGTGGTGCTACTAATATGAATGAACGTAAGGAAGAATATGATGAAGTTGCGACTAGCACTAATAAGATTATTGTAGCTACTTATGGCGTGGCAGCTGTTGGTATTAATATTCCCCGTATTTTTAATCTTGTTCTCATAGAACCAGGAAAAAGCTTTGTTCGGGTTATTCAAAGTATTGGGCGTGGTATACGTAAAGCCGAAGATAAAGACCATGTACAAATCTACGACATAACAAGTAGTTGTAAATTTGCCAAACGACATTTAACCCAACGTAAGGCATTTTATAAAGAAGCAAACTACCCGTTTGATGTAGAAAAGTTGACTTATAGATAAGAATGTGATAGAATAACAACATGCGTATATTAACACTTGAAAACGAATTTTATAATTTAGAAACATTGCCGGAGGAAATAGACGACCTTCGCTTTGCTATACTAGATAACAGTAATCCACAAAATGTAGATTATCATTACATCCCATTAATCTTTTTGGAATCATTTAACAGCCCTGCACTTGTATTAAAGATCGGCAACAGTACTGTTAAGATGCCATTAGATTGGCAAATACTTATCGGTGAACAAGAACACGGAGACTTAGAGACATTGCCACTAACAAGTATAAATGACAGAGGATTCAATGCATTTGAGTTTAATCCGTTAACTAGCTTTAGCCCAAGTTTTGTGCCTATTGAGATTGTAGATATTTACCACGATGTAACTTGGTATGCTCCTCGATTGAAGAACGGGCAATTCTTATGTGTCCCACTAGATGACGGACCTAAACCCCGATGTGTATATTTTGTAAAAGAGATTAGTCGTAACTGTGAGATTGTGGATTATAGTCAGGCATTCTAATGGCAACTAAAAAGAATACCCCCGTTGATGAGAAGTTTGAAGCACAAGACTTCAACTTGTTTGATTCTCTTGCGGCTATGGACAAAAAAGACTATGGGTATTATGATAGTTTATCTGAAGAACAACAAAAGAAGTTTGTTCCCTATATGATGACACATTGGATGAGTGCTATCAAAGGTTCAGGAGATGTTCAGGGCTATTACTTGCGTAGCGTAGACTATCACGCAAATAAATATTTGTTTAATGAATATGTACAGAAACATCCCAAACTGCAATGGTATATGTTATGTGCTAGTAGTCCTGGATTAGGCAAACAATTTCATCAATGGATACCTCATTTAGGTAGTAAAGTAACATCATTAAAAGAACCTGCTAAAACAAAAGAGATTAAAGAATATTACACTAAGATTTATCCTAAAGTAGATAGTGATGACATTGATGAGATTACTAAAGCATTTGTACAAGAACATAAACGTAAATGCTATCTAGCAGAAACATATCCTAACTTAAAACAATCTGATATAGAAGTTCTTAGTCAATTGGTGACGGAAGAAGATATTAAGCAATATGAAAAAGATCGAGGAAACTAAATCACTATATGGTTGTGAGTTCTGTAAAGCTACTTTCCAACGTGAAAGTACTGTGCTTAAACACATATGCGAACCCAAACGCAGATGGTTAGAACGTGACCGTCAAGGCAATCGTGTGGGTTTTCAAGCTTGGTTACAATTTTATAAAAAGAATACTGCTGGTACAAAGAATCGTACATATGAAGAATTCATTAAGAATCCTTATTATCTTGCGTTCATTAAGTTTGGTCTATATTGTGTAGAGATTAAGTGTATCAATGTAAGTAGATTTAGTGATTGGTTGTTAAAGAATTCAATTCGTATTGACAACTGGCGACAAGATAGTAATTACGCAAAGTTTTTGTGTGAATATTTACGTATAGAAGATCCGTTGGATGCAATACATCGTAGTATTGAAATAACAATAGAAAAAGCAGAAGCAGAAAAGATTCAAAGCAGAGATTATTTACGATATGGCAATCCAAACAATATATGTTATGAGATTGCTAGAGGACGAATTAGTCCATGGATGTTATATCAGAGTGATAGTGGGGTAGAGTTCTTAAGTACATTACGTGATGACCAGCAGAAGATGATCATGGATTATATCAATCCAGAGCAATGGGCATTAAAGTTTAATCGTGATCCTGCGAATGTTAAACAAGTCAAGGAATTATTAAATGCCGGCGGGTACTAGAGTTCGTATATCATGGCAACCATTTCATGATATACCTATATGGAATGAAACGTGTGCATGGGCAGTAGAACAATTTGGTTTACCCGGTGATAGATATCTTACACACGCAACAGAAGAATATATGGATTTTTACTTCAAAGATGAGAAAGATGCCATTCTATTTGAGTTGACCTGTGGCTGATGTTATCCTATATATTACTGCCAAAAGAACTATGGAAATAGGACAGGAGTTACGTTCAATGGGTTATGTTCAAGGTGTTGATTTTGATTATGCTTACTACCAAGAGAAGTATGACAACTTTAGTCATGATCCTATTGTAAAACGGCATGCAAGATTTACCTTTTACAATGATACCAACGCCAGCTATTTTGCACTAAAATGGCTATGATAATTGAACATTATGAACGAGACCGTAGTTGGGATGAAACCAAGCCTGGCTGGTATGAATACAGTGTGGAAGTAAAACGTATTGACAAATATTTAGAATTAATCGATTGGTTATATGATAATATAGGTAAATGTGAGAGACATTGTAGATGGCGTACCACTTCCGAGAATACAGTTAGTGTCAAGTTTAGATATGAAAAAGATTACATTTTGTTTACGTTAAGGTGGAGTTAATGGCATCGATTCCCAAAATACAGGATTTTGATGATGATGATCCAAATATAAACCAACGTAGAAATCGGTGGAATTATTGGGAAGCATTAAAAAAAGTTCGTAAAGAATTTATGGCACAGAACAAAGAATTTGACGCATATGATTTTGAAGATTATCTTATTGGGCAGTATGGTATAAAGATGAACATAGTTAATGGTAACATAACTGATGGTTATGAGATTGTTGACGAAAAGAAGTACCTAATATTTTTATTAAAATTCCAATGAACAAATTATTCCCCATAACAGCTTTACTAAAAGGTAAATTTATAGTATCATGGCCTGACTGGGATAACATTAAACGTTTTGATACTAAAAAATTATTAGTAGATGTACTGTTTAACGATATGAAAATTAAAGAAGCTGGGTTTGCATTAGATACAATGGATAATGAAATAGATATTATGTGGGTAGACCATCGATGGTGGATGCAAGATAGTACTGGTGAATATGCTAGATACCTAGAAGATATGTATGTGATTAAAGGTGTGGTATTTAATAGTAAAGATGAAGCAGTTAAATTACAAGATTATTTAGAGAAGAAATATATTTGGAAAACATTACAGGCATAATATGGCACAAGATATAATGATTGATATGGAAACGCTTGACACAAGTCCTGATTGTGTTATACTAACTATTGGCGCAGTAAGATTTGATCCTAAAGGTAATGGAGTTGTTGAACGATTAGAATTACGACCAACGATAGAAGAACAAACAGAAATTTATAATAGGAGTATTAATGAAGATACATTACGGTGGTGGGGCGAGCAAAGTCCGGCTGCACTTGAAGAAGCTATGGGAGAAGAAGGCAGAATTCCGTTTAGAGAATGTATGGAGATACTTTATAAGTTTTGTTGGAATCGCCGTGCTGTGTGGAGCAATGGTGCATCATTTGATGTGGTTGTGGCAGAGTCGGCCTGGAGAAACCTTGAAATGCGAACCCCCTGGCCTTTCTACACCGTCAGAGATACACGTACCTTGTATGAGATAGCCGGAGTAAAATTAAAAGATGGCGGACATGTCACTAGTCACAAAGCAGTAGAAGATGCTGAACGACAAGCCATTGTAGTACAAAAAGCATATGACAAATTAGGATTAAGTAATGAGAATTGATAGTGATATTGACATTGACTTTGGTGATAGAGATACTCTATTAAAGTTAATACCTCACACACGTGCGGCAATGCGTAATGTCAAGCCTATACGTAATCATGCCACTGGTGTATATATTACTGATGTACCATATGACCCAGTACACAATATAGCAAGCATTGACTATACTGCCGCAGATAAACGCGGGTATTTCAAATTAGATTTATTAAATGTTCATGTTTATACTCAGGTTCGTGATGAACAACATCTACTAGAATTAATGAGAGAACCTAATTGGAGTAAATTAAAAGATCCTGTATTTGTAGAGAAATTAATTCACTTAAATAATCAGTTTTATAATCTACAAAAGATGCCAGAACCAATAGATAGTATCCCTAGACTAGCTATGTTTTTAGCTGTTATTCGTCCTGGTAAAAAACATTTAATAGGTGAACGATGGAGTGATATTGCTAAAACTGTATGGGATAAGGGAACTGATGGGTACACCTTCAAACAAAGTCATGCCATATCCTATTCATGGCTTGTTGCAGTGCATATGAATTTGTTAGGGTAAGCGTTTTACTAGTGTAATACTACGGCGTTTGCTTCTACGTTTATTTAATTCAATTATACTACATACAGGACCATGTAGTATAGTAAGACTTTTGTTATTGAAGGTTCTAATATAGGGTCTAAAGATACTCCATTCATCTTTAAGAAACAGATTTATAGGGATCAATCTATTACTTTCCCACCACCAAACATCTCCTAGTTCTAGGAATTTATCTTTAATATCATTATCTAGTATAGATCCGTAGTCATATATAGTGGTAACTATATCGTCTCGGTTCTGGACAATCCCCACATAATCTTGATTTGCATAGGAACAAATGGTTATGAATGGGTGACTGTCGCTTAGGCGTTTAAAAAACTCGTTTTGTATCATTAAAATTATAGTCTCGGATATATTTATCACCCTTCCCAAACCAATAATAAAATAATATATATGGATGACTAAATACACAATAGGAGATTACATTTGTGTACTCAACCCAAGTTTTCGTTTATACGCAACGTCAGATCGTTGTATTATTATCAGGATATTCGCCAAGGAGTTATATGCCTCAGTATGCCAAACCACTGACCTTACATAAAGGTGTAGACAATCAAATACAGTTTCAGTTTCTTAATCAGCAACAGAAACCAGTAGACATTACGGGGAAATCTATCGTATGTAGAATTATTAATAATACTGGTGGAGAAGTACTATTACAAAAAGCATTAACACTACAATTACCGGCAACAGGTATTGCAGCCTTAGAATTAAGTCCCGCTGATATAGCCGGATTTGATGCACAAAAATGTTACTATTCATTGGAAATCCCCGTTGGTGCTTTTGACTTCCCTGTATTTGTAGACCAAAATGCAGGCGGTCGTGGTGATTTGAATATAGTTAATAGCATCCTTCCTAGCTTCATTCCTTCAATGCCAGTATCTATCCCTACGGGACAAGTGTTCCCTAATAACAATAGTAATGGTAATAGCGATAGCAATTTGATATATTATACAAGTGTTATCACTACAAGTGATTCTAGCGTATTGACTATACAAGCTGAGTATAGTGATTATTATGGTAACATTGCTATTGAAGGTTCTACTATTGTTGATGGAGATTGGTATCCAATCTTTGATGACACTTATGAAGAAGTAACCGATACAAAAGGTTATGTGGTAGAAGGTTTTCACCCATATATTAGAATGCAATTTGAAAGCAATTCTGGTGCGGTAACTAATATATTGACAAGATAAACAACCATAGTTGTTGATATCTCTGTTAGTATATGTTATACTACTACTAATGTTTGATATTTTATCTATAATTCCCGGCAAGAAAAAAACTACAAGTAGCGGATGGCATAGCTTTAATGCTATCTGTTGTGGTCATCTTGGCCATAAACCCGATCGCAGAATGCGCGGTGGCATTAAGTTTGACGGACAAACTAACTGGTCTATGCATTGCTTTAACTGTGGATATAAATGTAACTTTGTATTAGGTCGTAGCATAAGTTACAAAACAAAACAACTATTGTTATGGTGTGGGATCGATGATACACAAATAGGTAAGTGGAGCTTAGAAAGTTTACAGCAAAAAGATTTACTTGAAATTGTTATACAAAAGAAAACTAAAATAAAAATCAAATTCAATGATCACGTATTACCTGAAGGTGAATTAATTGATGAAAGTAACCCATTACACAAAGTGTATATTGATTATGTGCAGTCGAGGGGGATAAATTATAATGAGTATCCGTTCTTAATAACACCAAATGCAAAAGGTCGTTACGCAAATAGAATAATCATTCCCTACACTTATAAGAATAAAATTGTTGGTCACACTAGCAGATTCTTAGACAATAAAATACCAAAATACATTAACGAACAACAGCCTGGCTATGTGTTCAATATTGATATACAAAAACCTGAATGGCAAGTATGTATATTGACTGAAGGCATATTTGATGCATTAAGCATTGATGGTATAGCAATTATGCATGATGATATAAGCAATGAACAAGCACAATTGATTGCATCATTAAACAAACAAATTATCGTAGTTCCTGATAGAGATAAAGCAGGATTAAAGATATGTGATAGGGCATTAGAATTAGGCTATAGCGTTAGTTTACCTAATTGGGAATCGGATATTAAGGACGTCAACGATGCTGTTGTAAGATATGGCAAGTTGCCCACTCTATTAAGCATCTTGCAAAGTGCTACAATGAGTAAAATAAAAATAGAAATGCAGAGGAAGAAAATTGAGAAAACAATCGGATAATAAAGAATATAGTGTAGAATTGCAGAAGTTGTTTCTGCAAATGATGATTACAAATGCCGAGCTATACACTAGAGTTATGAATATCATGAACTCAGAGAACTTTGATAAATCATTACGCCCGGCTGCTGAATTGTTCAAAGAACATACAACAAAATATGGGGTACTGCCTGACAGTACACAAATTAAAGCATTAACTGGTATCGATATTGAAGTCATACCCGAATTAAGTCAGGGACATTATGATTGGTTCTTTGAAGAATTTGAAAGTTTTACTAAACGACAAGAATTAGAAAGAGCAATACTAAAAAGTGCTGACTTACTTGAGAAAGGTGATTTTGGTCCTGTTGAGAAACTAATTAAAGACGCGGTGCAAATCAGTTTACAGAAAGATATGGGTACTGATTACTTTGCTGATCCAGCTGGTCGTATCAACAAATACTTTAACAGTGGTGGACAAGTTAGTACAGGCTGGCCACAAATGGATAAGATTTTATATGGTGGAATGAGCCGTGGCGAATTGAATATCTTTGCAGGTGGTTCAGGATCCGGTAAATCACTTGTTATGATGAACATAGCATTGAATTGGTTACAGACAGGTATGAGCGGTGTATATGTCACATTAGAATTGAGTGAAGAACTAACTAGTTTGCGTACTGATGCTATGTTAACTAATATGGGCACAAGAGATATTCGTAAAGATATCGGATCAACTGAACTTAAAGTTAAGATGGTTGGAAAGAAAGCGGGCAAATATAGGGTTAAAGGATTGCCCGCGCAAAGTAATGTGAATGACATTCGTGCTTATTTGAAAGAAGTACAAATTCAAACAGGTATTAATATTGACTTTGTAATGATTGATTATTTGGATCTAGTGATGCCGGTCTCTGTTAAAGTTAATCCTAACGATCAGTTTATTAAAGACAAGTATGTTGCTGAAGAATTGCGTAATCTAGCAAAAGAGATGGGTATATTAATGGTAACTGCAAGTCAGTTAAATCGTAGTGCAGTAGATGAAATTGAATTTGATCACAGTCACATTGCAGGTGGTATCAGTAAGATTAATACAGCAGATAATGTGTTTGGTATCTTTACAAGTCGTAGTATGCGTGAGCGAGGTAAGTATCAGATTCAATGCATGAAGTCACGTAGTTCAACTGGTGTCGGCATGAAAATTGACTTAGAATACAATATCGAAACTATGCGTATTAGTGATAACGGTGGTGACGGTGAAGATAGTTATAAGCCACAACCTAGTGCTAATCAGATTATGAGTTATTTGAAGCCACAAAGTACCTTACAATCAACAGAACCTATCATAGACCAAGCTACAGGAGAGATTCTAGAACCTGAAAATAAGAAAATTATAGTAGATGTTCAGGGGGCAAAATTGAAGTCAATATTGAATGGTTTAAAGAACAAATCCTAAAAGTAGATAAATACTATTAGGAAACTATTATGCAAAAACAAACTCGCAGCCTTCTGCAGGAATTGGAAGCTATTGGCAATAACCGTGATACAAGCCATGTTATTGAGAGTAGAGCCCACAACATCATTACTAGTGCTATCAATTTGCTAGAGATGATTAATAGGAATTATCCTAAAGAACAAGCAGAGATATTAGAAAGAAAGTTGCTTGGTGCAATTAAATCACGTGACCAAGGTAAGTTTTCTAAGTCAATAAAAAAGAATAGCGACAAAGAGCAGTTATGAATTTATCGGAAGCATTAGCATTACTTAAATCTAAAATTGACAAACTATCTATAAATGAAGATAAGGGTCATTTAGACCACCCGGAAGATTTAATCTTTTTGGGCGGAAGTGATGGTGCTAATCGTGCAATACAAGCTACAATTGCTACAGTTAAGAATCCAGCAACAGTTACAATCAAGTGGGACGGATATCCTGCATTAATATTTGGACGTAATAGTTCAGGTAAGTTTAGTATTATGGACAAGCATATGTTCAATAAGAAAGACGGTACTGGTAGACAAGTATTCAGTCCTGAGCAGTTTGTGCAATATGACCAAGCACGTGGTGTAGGTCGTGATAGTTTATGGCCTATTATTGCTGAAATATGGCCTGGATTAGAAAAAGCTAGCAAAGGTGCTAAAGGGTATTACTGGGGTGATTTGTTATTTCATCAACCGTTAAAAGACCAAAACGGTAGTTATGTTTTTAAGGCTAATCCTAATGGTATTACTTATAAAGTAGAAGCTAATAGTTCAGTTGGAGAATTAATGAGTGGAAAACGTGCTGGTATAGCAGTACATCAGTATATTGATCCTAATGCAATGACCACAGATGAAGCAGTTACATTGAATGGCAATATAGGTCAATTAAAGAATAATAGTGATGTTGCAATTGTTCCTAGTGCTATGCCAACAGCTCCTAAGCTTAAGATAGATAACACATTAGTAAAAAATGCACAGAATGCAATTAAGAAATATGGTCCTGCAGTAGACCAACTAATGAATACTGCACCCCAAGCACGTAATACATTTAATCAATTGTTTACTGTATATATTAACAAGAAGATTGTTGCAGGAGATTTAAACAATCTTGCTAGTGGTTTTATGGATTTTGTAGAAACTAGACCTATGACTGAAAAAATGAAAGCTAAGATAAGTGAACATCTTAATAATAATAAAGATGCTATTGTTGGAGCATTTACTATATGGATTGCAATGTACAATTTAAAAATGTCAGTAGTTAATCAATTGAATAAAGCCGCAGAAGTTAGTCCTGTTAAAGGATATCTACAAGATGGAACCGAAACACATGAAGGTTTTGTATCAAATGGCTTAAAATTTGTAGATAGAATGGGCTTTAGTCGTCAAAATCTAGCCGGAAGATAAGCCAAATCCTGGATTTTTTTGTACCAGGCATAAATAAGTGTAGAGCTATATGCTCACAAACTTAAAGGAATTTCAAAATGGCACAATTTACAAAAACAAACGGCGACTTGCTACCGGTAATTAACTATGATAGTCCAGCATACACAAACAGCGGTGCAAACGCTGTTACTTCAGCGGCTACAGTTCAACCACAAGGTCCTAAGCTAGACTTCTTCACGATCACAGCTACTGGTGCTTTGACAGGTACACAAGTTAACCTAATCATCCAAGCTACACAACAATTAGCTACAGTTTACATCTATGAGTACACAGATACAACTAATGACACATTAGCAATGGCTGTTTACCCAGTTGGTGCATGGACAACTACAACTTTAGACACTGCTGTTGAAGCGGCTCTAACAGCCGGTGGTGTTGCTAACACTGTAACTACAACAGCTACAGCTACATTCACAGGTTAATCTTTAACTTGAATAAAAAGGCCCGAGAATTTCTCGGGTTTTTTTACCTCTATTAAATAGTAGTATGAGTTACACTATTACTTGCTATACACTATTTGATATTACGCCTACTGGTGTGGTCAATAGAAATCGTCCTATAGAGGATGAAGAAATAGCAGCCTGGCTACATAAAAGAAATACACAATGCAATTTTGATACTGTACTACAAGCTATCTCATTACGTAGTCAACCTGAAATAATTAGGATGCCTGAAAAAACACAAATACGTTTTGATGAATTTACAGACTTTGGATTTCTATATCAACAACAAGAAAATGAATTATATACCTGTTGGTCATTTGATTTTGACATACAACATGCTAGTGTGTTTAATGATGGGGTTAATGATTTAGGAGCATTGTATAGTGATTGTGATACCGTGCCAATGATTAAAACTGATACTGTTTGGGATAAACTTCCTGCATTTTTAGATACATCAGATGAACTTAAAAACATATATTTTAAGGTAGTAAAATATGAATAAAAAAATTAATGCAGAAAAAAAGCTAGAAAAGCTGATGAAAACAGATTTTGTTGGTCAGTTGGAAGATGTTATTATTTTTCAAAATTCTGACAATAGCTATGAGTTATTCAATATGTATCATATTACTAAGAATAATAATAATGAATATATAGTAAAGATGCATACTACATTCACAACTCATAATTTTAACACACTTAAACATGCTGTGGCCTGGTGTACATTTGATAAAAGAAATATGCTATATCAGGCTAATAGGATATTAAAATTGGACAATTTACTAGCTGGAATAGAAGTAGATATATCATTGCATACCAAAATCTTCAAAAATGCTAAAAATACGGATGATCGGTTAATTGTTTTGTCCAAATTAAGTGAGGATAAGCTGAAAAAAAGACGGTTTACGGATGAATTATACACATATATTAATGATTCCAAAAAATGGCAAACTAAAAGATTTGATACAAAACCCTAACAATAAAACAAAAAAGATAAATACTCTATATTAGTCTTGGAATATAACTATGAAACTAACTGAATTTGACAACAAAAAAATATCAACTGCTAAACAAGCGTTGAATGAACACTATTCTCTTCCGTTCAATACAAAGAGAATGACCGTAACGGAAACTAAATCTATGCTTAGTAGAGTTCGTGGATTGATTAATGAAACTAAATCATCTGCTGAATTTTATCAAAGCCAAACTAGTCCGTCATATATGAAACTAGTGTTTATGGAACAAGCATTAGCTGACCATTTTAACTACTTACAGTCACTACCCAAAGCTCGCATCGTTGTAGAAAACGAGGAAGTTGAGAAGTCACAGGTTGTTCTCGCAGCCCAAGACATGGTAGACCAAGTACAAAAAATGGTTGAAGAAGTATCTGATATGCTAGTAAAAGAATTACCAGCATTAACATCAGGTGTTCAAAGCGAAATTGGTGTTAATGAAAGTGAAACTTTCAATCAACAAGTTACTGAAGCATTAACTGCGTTACAAGCTTCATTGACACAAAGTAAAGGTACATTACAATCTGCATTGAACGGTATTACTGGTCAAGGTGGCGAAATGGCTGCTGATAATGCATTTGGTGATGAGGCTCCTGAAATGTCTGCTGATATGGATATGTCTGCTGATATAGCAGCACCTGCTGGTGGTGAAGATTTTAGCGTTGATGATGATATTTCTGTTGAAGAACCAGAAGAAGAGGTGCCTGTAGCAGGTGCCGGTCGCATAAAGAGATAATGCGTCTATTTGAACTATCCAATCCAAATCCACTATTAGTAAGATTAGTTGCTGTCACAAGTCAGTTAGCTAGCGATATTGATAGTGGTGTTGAACATTCTGATTGGACAGTAGATGAGTTATTACAATTCTATAAAGATAATGATATCATATTAGCCAAAGATGATTTGTATGATATGATTAAAAAACCACCATTAAAGAATAAAATTTCAAATATTCAAGGTGATAAGGTTATGTTCAAAGGTCAAGAAACTCCAATTGAACCTGAAGAAGAAGAAAGTAAAAAAGTTGTCAAACAAATGGCACAAAAAGCAATGAAGTAAGATGATTACACTCTCTGAAAAAGCTTCAACCAAAATAAAACAAATAATATCAAAACGTGGTAGAGGTCTAGGAATACGAATAGGCGTCAAGACCACCGGATGTAGTGGACTAGCATATGTTTTGGAATATGTTGATGAATACAAATATGATGACTCTACTATTAATTACGCACAAGATGAGTTTATTGTTTTAGTAGATAAGAAGCATGATGTATATTTAAAGAACATGACTGTAGATTATGTGCGTAATGGATTAAATGAAGGGTTTGAGTTTGGTAACCCAAATGAGCGTGATAGATGCGGTTGTGGAGAGAGTTTTAGAGTTTAACCTAAACTCTTGCATTAAATTATAAAATATACTATAATAATCTAATGTACATTCCAAACAAATATAACTATGTCCCTTTACTTAGAGAAACAATAAACGGGTCAAGAAAATACGCTACACCTGATGGTGAGAAACTTCCTAGTGTTACTACAATACTAGATGCTACTAAAAGTGAAGAATCTAAACAAGCATTACAAAATTGGCGGAAGCGAGTTGGTGTACAGAAAGCACAAGAAATCACAACAGAAGCCGCAGGTCGTGGAACACGAATGCACAAGTGGCTAGAAGATTACATTAAGACAGGAATACTAAATGAGCCCGGAAGCAATCCGTATAGCTTGCAAAGCCATAAAATGGCCCAATCAATCATTAATCAAGGTCTTAGTAAATGTAGCGAATGGTGGGGTACAGAAGTTCCGTTGTACTATCCAAAAATTTATGCAGGGACGACAGACCTAGCAGGCGTACATGATGGTAATGAAGCTATCATGGATCATAAACAAACAAACAAACCTAAAAAACGTGAGTGGATTGATGATTACTTTGTTCAATTAGCCGCTTATGCTAATGCACATAATGAAGTACACGGAACAAAGATACGTAAAGGTGTCATTTTTATGTGTTCCGCTGATAATCTATATCAGGAATTCATATTAGAAGGATCTGATTTTGACAAGTATTCAGATATCTGGTTCAGTCGTGTAGAGAAATATTATGAACAGTTCTTGTAACAAATAATGATAAATAAGTATAAATCTTCTAAAGAATTATACTTATGGCCATTATACAGATATCTAAAATCCAGCAACGTTCAGGTAACCTTGTAGACCTACCACAATTATCAGAAGCACAATTAGGTTGGGCCAATGATGCTAAACGTCTTTTTATTGGTGGCACCGGTAATGCTAATACTTACAATGAAAATATTGAAGTATTAACATCGTATTCTGATATTACTTTTAGTCAAATTAACGGTAGTGAGGGCAATTTAAATATTTCTAATGCCCAGACTGGTCAAATTTTAACATATGTAGCTAGTACAAATACTTGGGATAATGCAGGTGGTAACGCATTACAACCCGGCAATTCCGCATTGTACACCGGTGGCAATATTCATTTAGGCGATGTAGCCACTCTTAAAATTGGTGGGGGTGCTATTGGATATGTGTTAGAAACTGATGGTGTGGGTAATTTAACATGGACACCCAAATCAACAATTACTGCATATATTAGTGCCGTAACAAAAGCTGATCCTGGTGTAGTTACTACAACACAAGATAATTTCTTTACTGAAGGTGCTGAAATAACTATCACTAATGTTGGTGGTATGGTAGAGCTTGATGGTGGAAGTTTTTATGTAAATATATTAACTTCTAACACGTTTTCTTTGTACTCGGATTCTGGTTTAACTACTCCGGTAGACACAACTGGATATACAACGTATACAACTGGTGGTAGAGTAATATCTAGTGTAGGTGGTTCAGGAACTAGTGCCGCCGGTGGTAGCAACACAACAATTCAATTTAACGATAACAATGTAATTCAAGGTAACGCTGGATTTACGTTCAATAAAATTACAGGCGCAGTAGCTATTCCAGGCAATGTTACTTCTATCAATGCAACATTGGGTAACCTAGTAACATCAAATTATTTCGCCGGTGTATTAACGACTGCCGCACAACCAAACATCACAAGTGTTGGTACATTAACTAGTCTAACCGTAACAGGTAATACAACTTCGGGCAACTTAAATACTGCCGGTACCGTTACTGCAAGTCGCTTGGTATCTAATATTGCCACCGGTACTGCACCGTTCACTGTAACAAGTACAACGCAAGTTGCAAATTTAAATGTTGCAACAGCAGGTCTTGCTACTTTTGCAACTACAGCAAATGCTGTAGCTGGTGCTAACGTTTCTGGGCAAGTAGGTAATGCTTTGGTTGCAGGCACAGTATATACAAATGCTCAACCTAACATAACATCAGTTGGTACACTAACTACAGTAACTGTAAGCGGCAATGCCAATGTAGGTAATATATTAACTGATAACTACTATTATGCTAACGGTACTCCTATTAGTTTTGCCGGAACATATGGTAATAGTAATGTAAGTTCATTCTTAGCCGCATACGGTAGTAATACAATTTCTACTACAGGTAACATAACTGCAGGTAATATTATTACTACTGTTTTAACAGCAGGAGCTAATACTACCGCAGGAAATATTACTGGTAACTGGACATTAACAGCAGGCTCTAGATTAGAAGCAACTTATGCTGACTTAGCAGAATATTATGAAGCAGATAAACACTATGAACCGGGAACTGTATTAGCATTTGGTGGAGACAAAGAGGTTACTATAGCAGATAGTGGTACAACAAAAGTTGCAGGCATAGTATCAACTAATCCAGCATATGTAATGAATAGTTCTTGTCCAGGTGAACATACTGTTGCATTAGCATTACAAGGTCGTGTTCCATGTCAAGTACGTGGAAGTATTAAAAAGGGTGATATGCTTATTAGTGCAGGAAATGGCTTTGCACACACAGCACCCTTTCCAATATTGGGTACAGTAATTGGTAAATCATTAGAAAACTTTGATGGTATAGAAGGTATCATTGAAGTAGCAGTCGGTAGACTATAAAATAATAGGAAAATAAAATGGCATCATACGTATATACGGGTAATTTAGTATCACAACAATCAGCTAATATGGCTACGGACAAAATTAGAATATCAACTACTGGTGTAGCTATTCACGCTGTAACCGGTTATCCTAGAGTAGCTGGTACAGGAACAGCAACGGCAGCAACTAACAGTGCAACAGTCACCGGAGTTGGCACAGCGTTTACTACTCAACTGTCAGTTGGTGGTTGGATAGGCAACACAACCGGAACAACAGTCGGAATCATATCAAGTATTGCTAACGCTACTAGTTTAACGCTTACTGCTAATGCAGGAGTAGCACTATCAAATGTTGCCTACACTTTCAATAATGCAGGAGTTCCCTACGCAATTGCTACACAAAACTCAGAAATTTATTCTGCACAAGATGTTTTTAATAGCGTTTATTGTGGTCAAGGCAATGTAGTAGCATTTCTTACAACTGGATCAAATGCAAGTGCAGGTACAGAGTTTAGTATTAGTGAACTTGGTATGCCACACGCTAATACAGGTACTGAATAATACAGATTTTAGATAAATACATAATACACTTGCATTCGGCAAGTTTATGCAGTAACCCACTGCGTAGCGTCTAGAACACGCTAATTTAATAAAGGAAAATCAAATGGGACGTCCTCTAAAAATCGCAAAGGCTCAAGCAGTCTTAACAATTACTGATACAGCAGAAACAGGCAGTATCGTTACAATCTCAGGTGGAAATCTAACAACTAGTCCTACAGTTGGTGTAGCTAAAGGAATGTCATTCCAAGTAGCTTCTACAGTTGGTGGATTAACAGCAGGTGTTACATATTTTATAAATTCAATACTATCAAATACTACATTTGATGTATCTGCAACACAATTAAGTGTTCAACCTCAAGTTATGGCAACATTAACTGACACAAGTAGTCAAACAGTTAGTATGTCAGTTGGTGTAGTTGATGCTTATTTCAACAATCCACTAGGTGGTACAGGCTTTCCAGCAACCAATGCTAACACATACGGTGTAGTTGGTGGTAACACAGCAATCGTTGGTAAACAAGTTTTAACACGTGTGGCTATTGGTATCAATGGTACAGGTACATTGTACTCTGCTACAGACACTGCATACGTAACTGGTATTGGTACTGATTTGGCAAACACATTAAGTGTAGGTTCTGCTATTCAAGTTGCTAGCGCAAACATCAACGGTAGTACAGATTACACTACGATAGGTTTTGCTAACACCGTTGGCGGCTTGACAGCAATTGCTGTTGCTAACACAAACAACACCGGTAACATTATCCGCACAACAGGAAATGCTCAGACATTGTTTGCTAATGGTACAGTAAGATTTACTGCTAACTTGGGTGGTCTAGTATCTGGTGAAGTTTATTTTGTTAAAGCAATTGCTAACGCAACTGCATTTACTGTTTCATCAACATTAGGCGGTGCTGAAGTTGATTTATCAAGTGCTACTGGTACTCCAGACGCACAACAAGATGTTGTTGAATTAGTTGCAAACGCAGCCGTAGCTTCAACAGGAGCCGCATTCGTTTACGCAGATGACGAAGCAGGTTACATTGTTCGTCAAAAAGGTAAAACAAAATACCTAGTGACAGGTGCAACAACAGGTTTAACAGCACAATGTTTTACTGCAAATGTAGCTAATACAGCATTGACACCAAACACAATGAACATATTGTCTACTGATGCAGCCTCTGCTACAGCATACGTATCAAGTATTAATGATTACAACAGTGAAATATTCCCAACGCAAGTTGCAGCTGGTTCATTATCAGGAGGTACTGTTTACACAATTTACAGTGCAGGTACAACAAACTGGACAGCAGTTGGTGCTATGGCTAATATGACAGGTATTACATTCACTGCTACTGCTTCAGGATCTGGTACTGGTACTGCTGTTGCGTATAGTGTTAACCCTGATGTTATTGCTACATTCAATACTGCGTTTGCCGCTAATGCCGCTAACGGTCAGCCTAACCCAATCGTAGTTATTGCTAGTGCTTAATGATTATGGCAACTAGTAGGACAATCAAAATGCCAAAAACTGAAACCGATATAGCAGTTCTTCAGGTAGAGGTTCAAAACATCACTGATGATATTCGTGAAATAAAAACGGATATCAGAGATATCCACGTTGAAATGGTTAAAAACAACGATGATACTAGAGTGATGTTAAAGGGTATGAAGGATGCTAGTTCAAATGCACATCAAGCAATGTCAGAAAAAATCTCCGCATTAGAAAAGTGGCGATGGATGATGATGGGAGCAGGTGTTGTAATAGGATCATTAGGATTCGATACTATAGCAAAATTGCTAAAATAAAAAAACGGTCTTAGGACCGTTTTTTCGTAAGTGCTTTTAATTTCTTTTGCACAACATCAAAATTCACTGTGCTAAACAATCCAGGATGTAATGGTTTGGGATATTGATTATCACCTACCCAGGCATAACCACAATGTTCATAATTTAATACTGGTATGAATTCTTCATCTATAGCACAAAAGAATGTATGATATGTAAATGTATTGTTCACAAATTTTTGTATTGGTACTAGTTTTGGATTTTCTGGGAAGTATCCAATTTCTTCAGTACATTCTCTATTAATTCCTACAAGTAATGTTTCACCATTCTCAATCTTGCCACCTGGTATTCCCCAGTTGCCCGGATTTTTATTGTCCGTTCTAAGTAGATATAAAAATCGTTGTGTATTTTTAGCGTAAAAGAACACGCCTGCTGAAATATTATTCATATGCTAAGACATTATAGCATAAAGTAAATTAGATTACAATACTATAATCACCCTGATCGTACCAGCCTTCCCACGATTTCATCCAAGCATCTTCTGTATTAACATAACGATACTGTATGCTGGTTGTTAAATTGGTAACATATTCTACTGTAGTAGCTTGGGCACTATCAAATGATACAAACCATTCTCCCATAGAACTATCATATTCAATAATGTCATTAGCATATGCTACAACATTACCCCATGCAATAGTTGTATCACCCTCACTACCGATGTTATCTACAATAAGATATCTTATTCCATTTTCTGCGGCAGGTAACCCTGCATTTGGTCCTGTGACTAATGGGTTAATCACGCTGTCTACAGGATCCAATGTATTTTGAGGCAGGGTATCCGGGTCAATGTCATATATCAATAATCTATCATCTACTGGATCGGGAACTATTGTACCCACAATCTCAGTATCCATAAACGGATTCTGTAACCATATCTGACTAATGCCAGGCCTAATTGTACCATATACATTTAATAGACTTGACCAATACAAACTTGTATTAGGGTTAGGTGGTAAATCTAAATCTTCATTACTTGGATAGAAATCTTGATTAGCTGGCAATAATTGTAAACTATTACCTATCAATAACAGCTTGTACCCGTAAGGTGTAATCTTCTGCCTAGTGCCTAATAACAAATCATCATTTTGTATATCATCTAATGCTTTACCAGAGAAGATACTAGCAATAATCTTTTCAATAACACCCATCTTTTTGAGTTTAGCCGCATTACTAATCCATATAGGCATATAGAATTTCCAACTTAATACGTCAATAGGATTACCAGATCCTTGTGGAATAGTTCTACTACTAAATGTTAATCCATCTTGGTAAACAACTGATAATGAAGTCCAATCAATAAAGTTATCGGTAGATTGAATTTCTAATGAAGGATTAAATAGTGTACCTAATTGTTCAATCAATTCTAATTTTTGATTATAATTGGTTGTCCATAAATCTACACTCATACGCAATGTATAGGGTACAGGCATTAATCTTTCAACAGTAAATGCTTGTCCTTGTACTGTTTCATATTGCTGTGTTTCGGCATTATAACTACGTTGACGAACTTGAATCTTATCAATAAATGTAGGATCTTGTGTTCTCTTTTGGTCGTATTCTAAAGCAGTAATATAATATGTTATGAGCGGAGCACTAGGTAAATTACTAGCACTGTTGTTAGCAATGATTGTAGCCGCTTGTCTACTACTATCACCATACATAACCGGTACACGAACAAGTATCTCATTGCCTGCAGGATCTTTACCTTTAGTAACATACCAATTACTAAATATTTTTCCAAATTGAATTAGAAATCTACGTACCTGATTATCATAAAAGAAAGCTGCCATATATTATATCACCGGTGGTATTGGATCTGGGGCTATTGTCAAAATAGTTGATAGAGCCTGTTTCTGTGGTATCTCAGTACCATCAGTTGTTATTGTAACGTTACTGTTATTTATGAAACTAGATTGTTGTGACAAATCTGTTTCAGTGAATCCTGTTGGTGTTCTGACGTTTTTAGATATGCGAACCCATAATCTACCATCCCAACGATAGAGAATTTGAGGTAGATAATCTGTTCGTAAGAAATATGCACCTACTTGTGGATTTTGCGGGAAACTAATACCTGCTCCTGTTGGGAATCCATTTGGTGCTTCGCCAGTTCCATCTAAGTAACCAGTAGTATAGCCAAAACTTCTTGGACTACTACGTGCAATGAATTGGAATCTTGGATCAGCATCTGCACGATAGTCCATAGTATTTGGACCATATGGTTCTGTACCAGTAAAGTTTGGTGCTACTGGATTCTGATCGGCAAACGCATATGTATTATCTGCAGTACCATATGGTCCTGTAATAGGTCCTGTTGGTAATGCAGTTAATACAATCTCACCTTCAACTGCACCTGAACCGTTACCAATTAGTATTGGTGCAATAGTAGCAGTTTCTAAATTAATTTGTCGTGCAGGTTGTAAAGGATCAACTAATATGTTTTCTGACATATCCCATATACTTTGAATAGTTGCTTTAGATATACGTAATATAGGACTTGCGTTTTTGTAAGCAGGACTACGAACTATTGATACGACACCTGTAGCAACAACAGGAGCACCATTGTTATTGGCAACAACATTTATAGGAGGAGCAGGTTGATTATATTTACCTGATAATTCAGTATCACTTTCATATTCACCGTAAGTAGGTACAATATATAAATTATTTCTATCGTAACCTGCTTTAGGAACTAATCTACTTGCTTCATCTAATATAGCATTATTGATTTGTAAGTTTTTATTATATGTAGCAAGTATATCTTTAAGATTCTGATTAGGATCAAGTTCCCAATATACTGTATTAGGCGGAACAATACCAATTGGTACTTCTTGTTTAGATAGGTAATTCTTATCACCGAATGTAATAGTATAACCAGCTGGATATGTTCTAGTAGCATCCCATAATCCAAGATAATTATCCTGATCAATTGGCTCAGATAATATCTGACTAAATTCTTCACTATCAACTAATGGTTCACATTTAATACGCCATAAATGCGGATACCATGTAGGACTAAATCCCTCACTAGCAAAATTACCATCAGTTATTTGATA